ATGACCTGAAAGGGTCAAGCATTAGCGTACCAACGATCATGAATCAGAGAAGCAGCATCATCGGAGAAACGATCGATGCGTACACTTCAGATAAAAAAGATTCTGATAACAATCAGCCAGGAACTGCAGATGGTATCCCGCAGATTATTTATAATCCTGTTTACCACTTCGAGGGTGAAGCCCCATCGAAAGAAGATATCGTCGAGGCAAATCGAATGAGTCAATCAGAGTTCGAAAAAATGATGAAGGAATATATAAGAAAACACGGAAGAATTGTCTTTGCATAAGAAAGGAGAAAACACGATGCCAGACACATATACAACAGTCCAGGGGGACACATGGGATAAAATAGCATACGATCTCTACGGAGATGAAGCATATATGCGCTATCTGATCGAAGCAAACTGGGAATTTTTAGATCTCTTAGTTTTTCCATCTGGCATCGTTTTGAATCTTCCGGAAATTCCAGATGAACCGGATGAAGACTGGCCAGAATGGAGACTTGATGACGATGAGGATGAAGATATTGACGCAGACGAAATCGGAGG